CTGCAATCGGGATATGCAACTGAGCAAACCGCTGGCAGCGTGTATCAAGCGACGAATCAAGCGGAGAGCGCTGCAACGACGATCGCCGACCTCAAGAGCGATCTCAACGCGCTTCTTCTAAAGCTCAAGAACGCCGGAATCATGGCGGCGGACGAAGCGGGCGCGTCTTAATGATATGGCGACGCTGCTGAACAAACTCAAAGCGAACCTGATTCTGACGCATGATGCGGATGACGAACTGCTTCAGCGGCTAATCGACGCCGCAGTGTCCTACGCCGAAAGCTATCAGCACCTGACCGCCGGAACCTACGAAGTGGCGGGTATGCCGCCGACAACTGAGGCGGCAGTGATCATGCTGACTTCCCATTTCTATGAAAGTCGGGATGGTAGTACGGGCGGATTCTTTGCGGACAATGTACAGGCCGGGCAGCAAGTATGGAACACAGTGAACACCCTGCTTCGCCTCGACCGCGACTGGAAGGTAGGCTCATGAGTTACGGCAGAATGAATACGTTGATCTCCATCGCGCGGGAAGTCGTACTGAAGGACGCGGAAGGATTCGCAACAAATACCGTTCAAGTCATTGCGTCGGTGTTTGCATATAGGGAAGGGCGGCACGGTTCTCAGAAATGGGTCAACCGCGCCGCCTTTTCAGAGGCGACGGATCTGTTTCGCTTTCGTGTGATTCCCGGACTGACCGTGACCACTGTGCAAGTGATCCTCTGCGGCGACGATCGTTTTGAAATCACGTCCGTCGAGGATGTGAAGGGTAGAGGCATGTACATTGAAGTGCTGGCAAAGAAGGTGACGCCGGATGGCTAAGGTGAAAATCGAGATGCCGGACGAGTTTCTCAACCAGATCGCCGGGATGGGCAACGCGCTCGACATGGCGATCCCGAAAGCGCTCGCGGCTGGCGGCAAGGTCGTCATGGCGAAGATGAAATCGAATCTGCAAGCGGCCATCGGGCGAGGCACAAAGTTAAAATCCCGCTCGACCGGCAAGCTTGCAGCATCGCTTGGTGTATCACCCGCAAAGCTGGATCGCGATGGAAACCTCGACGTGAAAGTAGGATTTTCGGAGGGACGCGGTGAAGTGAGCAACGCCATGCTCGCCAAAGTATTGGAATACGGAAAGCATGGTCAGCCTCCAAAGCCGTTTCTGAAACAAACCAAGTCCTCAAGCCGGAAGCCGTGCATTGAGGAGATGCAGCGCGTTTTGAAAGAGGAGCTGAACCTGCCATGAGCATGTTGGAAGAATTGAGTACCCTCGTTACAAGCGCCGGACTTCCAGTGGAGACCGGCGTTTTCTCCGGCACCGCGCCGGACGAGTACGTTGTGATCACGCCGATCTCAGAGCATTTCGAGTTATTTTCCGACGATGCGCCGGGCATGAACATTGAGGAAGCGCGGTTGTCACTCTTTTCAAAGGGTAATTACGGCGCGAAGAAACGGCAGCTCGTTCGACTACTGCTCACGGCGGGATTTCTGGTATCCGAACGCCGCTATATCGGGCTGGAAGAGGACACGGGCTATCACCACTTTGCCATCGACGTGGCGAAGGAGTATATGGAGGAAGATTAGATGGCAACCATCGGACTGGATAAATTGTATTACGCGAAGATCACCGAGGGAGCGAACGGCGACGAGACATATGCCGCGCCTGTTTCGCTTGCAAAGGCGATGTCCGCAGAGCTGAAGATCGACATCAACGAAGCGACGCTCTACGCCGACGACGGCGCGGCCGAGGTGGTCAAGGAGTTCAAGAGCGGCACGCTGACGCTTGGGATCGACAATATCGGCGCGGTGGTCGCGAGCGATCTGACCGGTTCACAGATCGATGACAACAAGGTTCTGGTCTCCCAGAGCGAGAACGGCGGGCTACCGGTCGCAATCGGATTCCGCGCGAAGAAGAGCAACGGCAAATACCGCTATTTCTGGCTCTACCGCGTCGTGTTCGGCATTCCTGCGACGAACCTGCAGACAAAGGGCGACAACATTACGTTCTCGACACCGTCGATCGAGGGTACGATCATCCGACGCAACAAGCTGGATGGGCAAGGCAAGCATCCATGGAAAGCGGAGGTCAACGAGGACGATACGAGTGTACCGGCGGCGACGATCTCGGGTTGGTACACGCAGGTTTACGAGCCGACATTTGCGGCGGAGGGTTAATCATATGGAAAACGACAGAGGCGCAATGATCCAGATCGGCAATCGGGAGTATGAAATGCTTCTAACCACGCGTGCGACCAAAGAAATCGCGAAGCGATACGGTGGGTTGGAGCACCTTGGCGACAAGCTCATGAAACCGGAGAACTTTGAGCTCGCGTTGGACGAGGTAGTGTGGCTGATTACGTTGCTCGCCAATCAGAGCACATTGGTGCACAACCTGCTCGAACCGGACAATAAACACGAGCTGTTGACCGAGGATGCGGTCGAGCTGCTCACCACACCATTGGATCTCTCCGGTTACAAGACTGCGATCATGGAAGCGATGGTCAAGGGCACCAAACGCTATGTCGAGAGTGAGGAGGAACCCTCAAAAAACGTATCGGTCGGGCAAGCGACGAAGAGCTGTTTGCCCGACTGATCTTCTATGGCGTGACCCTGTTGGAGCGACCGGAGCGCGAGGTTTGGCTCATGCCGCTTGGCACTCTCCTAGACCAGTGGGAGGTGTACCGGCAGTTTCATGGAATTGCTCGTGTAAAAACGGAGTGCTTTATCGAAGATATTGCACCATCGTTCCTCTAGACTCTTCATGTTGATATAAAACCTACAGTAGTTATGTTATAATGACGAAAAAGGGGGTATTTACATGAAGAAGTCGATTCAAGCTTTGGCTGCAGCGACCTTTATCCTCATGGTTGTAGTGAATGCGCTTGCAAACATTCTGCCTATCAACGGTATCGGTACAGGCGCAGTATCTGACTCATACCCGAACCTGTTTGCACCCGCGGGCATTACTTTCGCGATCTGGGGCGTCATCTATTTGTTGCTTGCCGCATATACGGTCTTTCAACTTGGACTTTTCAAGAAGAATAGAAGCATGAGCGATGCGCTCATGAACAAAGTTGGAGTGGTTTTCTCCATATCGTCAATCGCGAATACGGTTTGGATTTTTTCATGGCATTACCGGATCATCGTCTTGTCGATGGTACTCATGCTTATCATCCTTGTCTGTCTGGCAATCATTGTCAGTGCGATTCGAAAAGAATCGCTTAGCTTGATTGAAAAAATATATGTCAAGTTGCCATTCAGTATTTACTTCGGTTGGATCACCGTTGCAACTATCGCGAACTTGACAACGCTTTTGGTGAGTGTTGGCTGGAACGGATTTGGACTGTCTCAATCTGTTTGGGCGGTTGCTATCATCGCAATCGGCGCAATTATCGGTATTGTTACCATCTTGCGTAATAAGGACTATCCTTACGGTCTCGTGATCCTTTGGGCATATGCCGGAATCGTTATCAAGCATGTTTCCACATCAGGGTTTAACGGCATGTATCCAGCTGTTATAATCACCACAATTACGGCAATGGTGCTGGTCGTCGTAGCGGAAGTGATTGCGATCACGAAAAAAGCCTATTAATATCGAGCAATTTAGAACCCCGATTCAACTCTTGCAATCAACAAATAGAACAGTTCAAAAACGACCTTCGGGTCGTTTTTTATGCAATTATTGAATGAGATGTGTTTCTGCCTAGCGATGTTCGACTCACCATCAGCCTTGAGCACGTGTCAACCCTCCAAAGCCGCTGCCTGCGATCCATTGAGAATGAAAAAGGAGCAACCTTTCGATTGCTCCCAAAGTGATGAATCAGTTGATTATTTATCACAACATCGAAAAATACCTTTTGCGGTTTACTTTTTATATCCACACTTGGGACATACGCCATTTTCGTTTAAAGCAATACCGCACAACGGGCAACGGTCAATGGCGTTGTGAGTCTCAAATACTTCGGAAGCCGCGTTAACGCCGCTGGTGAAGGTCAGCTTGGCTATGTTCAGCTTATCCTTCAGCAAATCATAAACAATCTTAATCATACCTTCGACGGTCATGGTCTCTTTGGTCACAACCAAACGACAATCCGGATATGCAGTTGCAAGTTCGGTCTTGAAGGCGGGGCCCTTCATTTTGTTGGATGGGGCACCGTCTTTAATCCCCTGCTTCTCATAAACATCGAGGATCGCAGGTAACAGGGGGTCATCTTCCCGCAGAATCAGTGCATGGTCGAAGTTTCTCAGCAAATTCCAAGCGGTTTTCTGAATTTCATTGCAGGGGAAAACCATATTGACGCCTGTGTTAACGGAATCTTCCACCTCAATCGTTAGGATGCCGGTGTGTCCATGTAAATACTGTGCTTCGCCTTTGAATCCATAGAATCTGTGAGCATACTGCAGGTCTAGCGTCGTAATACTTCTCATAGTTTTTCTCCTTATATGTATTATTTACGGGGGATTCCCTTGCTCCCGTTTGCGCACTCATGAATTGCAGGTAATCACACTCGCGATTTAGTCTATGGGTTTCATTTGCAACCCGAGCATATACCCTTGAATACAATATCATGCCCGGTAAACTCAAACCCTTGCGTATCTCTGATAGATTTCTCTAAATCCACCATGTATTCCATGTCCACGTCATAGACACAGCCACACTTAACACACTTGGCATGGTAATGATTACTGCACAGATGGTCGAAATAATCAGCCCCGCTGGGAAACTCCCGTTTCCGGATTTCGCCCATTTCGGATAATCGCTGCAGGTTTCGATACACTGTCCCTCTACTAATATGAGGGTGTTCCTTAACGAGTGCATTGTATATCTCGTCTGCTGTTGCGTGACAACGCAGCTTTTTGACTGTTTCAAGCACTAAAGCACATTGAATGGTATTTCGCTTTATCATAAGCCTATCCCTACCATAGCACAGAATCCTTATTAAGATAATATGTCAACAAGGACAAAGTGTCAATGTTCAACGCGAATCAGTAAATTCGCATACTGAATATGCCGCAAATCTCACCAAAGGATGTAATTGCAATAATGGGTAAACTCTTAGGCCGCTATGAATACCTTGCGGCTTCTGAAAACTGACATTCGTATAACGACGGTTAGTCGTTTTTGAGTATTGATTGAAGGAAGTGAATACATGGCGAGCGATTTTGGCCTGAAGATCGGAATTGAGGGCGAGGTCCAATTCAAAAAAGCCCTCTCTGAGATTAACCAATCGTTTAAGGTACTCGGGAGTGAAATGAATCTCGTCACATCCCAGTTCGATAAACAGGACAAATCGATTGGTGCTCTGACCGCCCGAAACCAAGTCCTTCGAAAAGAGATCGACGCTCAAAAAGATAAAGTCGAAACCCTCGAAGCCGCGTTGCAGAACGCGGCTTCTTCTTTTGGGGAGAACGATAAGCGCACGCAGGCATGGCAGGTTCAGCTCAACAACGCCAAAGCCGCGCTCAACGGTATGGAACGCGAGCTTGGCGCGAACGAAACCGCGCTGGATAGCACGGCAAACGGACTGGACTCTGCTGGTAAGCAGGCAGACGAGTTCGGCGACGAGATTAAACAATCCGCCGATCAAGCGGATGACGCGGGTGGGCGTTTTGACAAGCTCGGTTCGGTCGTAAAGGGCATCGGCGTTGCGCTCGGCGCGGCCATGGCAGCGATCGGCACGGCTGCGGTGGCCGCTGGAAAAGCTCTCGTCGACATGACGGTCAACACCGCGGCATATGCGGATGAAATGCTGACGCAAAGTTCCATCACTGGCATGAGCGTGGAACGGTTGCAGGCCTATTCCTATGCCGCCGACCTCGTGGATGTGTCGTTGGAAACCATGACTGGTTCCATGGCAAAGAACGTGAAGTCCATGTCCAGCGCTGCTGGCGGCAGCGAGCAGTTCGCCAAAGCATATGATCGTCTCGGTGTATCGGTGACCAATGCTGACGGGACGCTTCGAAACAGCGAAGATGTTTACTGGGACTCCATAGATGCTCTTGGTCAGGTAGCAAACGAAACGGAGCGCGACGCGCTCGCCATGCAGCTCTTTGGTAAGAGCGCGCGGGATTTGAATCCGCTCATCGCACAGGGCAGCGAGGGCATCGCGGCACTGACCGACGAAGCCAAGCGTATGGGCGCGGTGCTAAGCGAGGATACGATCGCAAAATTCGGCGCGTTCGATGATTCTGTACAACGGCTGAAGCAAGGCGCAGCGGCGGCGCAGCGGGTTATGGGCACGGTGCTGCTCCCGCAACTGCAAACGCTCGCGGACGACGGAGTTTCGTTGCTTGGTGATTTTACATTGGGGCTTGCGGAGGCGGGAGGTGATTTTAACAAGATTACCGTCGTGCTCGGTGAAACGGTTGGTGGAATTGCGAACATGATTCTCGGCAGCCTGCCGCAATTTGTACAGGTTGGCATGAGCATCGTGAGCGCAATCGGCGGCGCGTTAGCGGCGAATATACCTACGCTTGTATCCGCTGCGTCGGGCATCGTCATGACGTTGTTGCAGGGAGTAATAACCGCACTGCCGCAGTTCACAGATGGCGCGGTGCAGCTGATCACAACCCTCGCGCAAGGGATCGTCGACATGCTGCCCGCGCTGGTGGAGACCGCGATTCAGATGGTTGCGTCGCTAGTGCAAGGTATAGGCGACGCGCTTCCGACGCTGATTCCGGCGATCATAGAGGCGGTGCTGCTGATCTGTGAAACGCTGTTCGACAACATGGACAAGATACTGGATGCGGCATTCTCCATCGTGAGGGGATTGGCAGAGGGCCTGATCCGAGCGCTGCCGAAACTGATCGAAGCGCTGCCAAAGCTGATCACGGGGATCATTAACTTCTTCACGCAGAACCTTCCCATGCTCGTGATCATGGGCATTCAGTTAACGATCCAGCTCGCGATTGGCTTGATCAAAGCGCTCCCGCAGTTGATTGCGGCGCTGCCGCAGATCGTCTCCGCAATCCTGAATGGTTTTGGATCGTCGGTATCCTCGGTGGTGGAGATCGGTAAGAACATCGTCAGCGGTCTATGGGAAGGCATCAAGAGCATGGCTTCGTGGCTGGCTTCAAAGGTGCGCGACTTCTTCTCCAATATCGTGAAAAGCGCGAAGAAAGCGCTCGGTATCGCGTCGCCTTCCAAAGTTTTCGCGGGAATCGGCGTGAACATGGGCGAGGGCGTTGGCGTTGGATTTACTGACGCCATGGAGGATGTGAATAAGCAGATCCAGAGCGCGATTCCAACCAGCGTGGACGTCGGCGCGATCGACGTACTGACGAATCTACCTAAGACCTTAGGGTTTGGAGTTGCGAGCGATCTCTTATCCGACAAGCTGGATATCCTGATCTCTGAAGTACGGCGATATCTGCCGCAGCTCGCGGGTATGCAGTTGGTCGCGGACACGGGGGCAACAATCGGCTGGCTTGCGCCTGCCATGGATGACGCGCTCGGCGCGATTCGCAAACGAAAGGACCGGCTGGTGTGAGCGATATTCGATTTGGAACCAAATGGGCGCACGCGGACTACGGTCTGATCGTCGCGCCCTACGCTATCCCTTTACCGGAACCGCAGACGAACTTCGTGGAGATCCCCGGTCGCGATGGCGCGCTCGATCTGTCGGAGGCGTTTGGCACGGTGCGTTACTCCGATCGGATCATTCCGCTGACGCTCTATGCGCACGCGCCGTTTGACACGCTGATCTCCGCGTTTGCGTCGGATGTGCACGGGCGGCGCATGAACATGATCTTCGACCGTGATCCGACCTTTTATTACGACGCGCGGATGACCATTGAGGACGTGGAACGGCACTGGGGATATTGCGAGCTGTCGCTTGAGTGCCGTGTGAAGCCGTATAAACTGGAACACTTTGAGACTGCGATTACGGTACTTCCAACGGGCAACGCTACGGTGACGCTGACGAATTCGCGAATGCCGGTTGTGCCGACGATCACAACCTCTGCCGAGATGACGCTGACGTTTACGATTAGCGAGAAGGATTATACTGTCAACCTTTCAGCGGGTACACACGTGATTCCGTCACTGGTGCTCATGGATGGAGAAACGGGTATTGACATAGCGGGTACAGGTTCGATCACGTTCACCTACCGGAAAGGAGCGCTCTGATGTACCGCATACTCTGCGATTCGTATGTGCTCTACGATCCGCGTTTGCCGGATTTGTTCGTGCTCGAGCCAGACCTGACGCAAAAGAAGAACGAGCCGGGTGAGTTAACGTTCACAATTCCAAAGGAACATCCGCACTTCGGCGTGCTGGAAAAGCTCAAGAGCCGTATCAAGGTCTATCGGGACGATACCTTAATCTGGATCGGACGTGCGATCGAGGAAGAGCGTGATCTATACGAGAACCGAAAGGTACTAGTTGAAGGAACTCTGGCGTTCTTACTAGACAGTATTCTCCGACCATTTACCATGGATGGTACAGCGGCGGATGCTTGGGAATATCTCCTGAGCCAGCATAACGCGCAGGTGAACGTGAATCAGCGGCTTGGTTTAGGGAACTGCGATCTTGCTGGTTCGGTCAGCATCGCGACGAAGGATTATCTGTCTGCATGGCAGGCCCTGAAGACCTCACTACTTGACACGCTCGGTGGCTACTTGATCGTCAGATTTGACGAAAACGAAAATCTTATTCTCGACTATCTGGCCGACGTGCCGGACACCTCGACCCAGCGGATCGAATTCGGCGAGAACCTGATCGACCTCGTGTTGAGCAAGAGCGCGTCTGAGACCTATACCGCCTGCGTTCCGCTCGGCGCAGCGCTGAAGGATATAGACCCGGAATCGGAAAGCGACGCGCGACTCACGATCGCGAGCGTGAATGAAGGGCAAGAATACCTAGTAGATACGGCACTTTCGGCAGAATACGGAGTTATCATTGCACCATCTGGCCTGACCACATGGGACGATGTTTCCGACGCGACGATCCTCATGAACCGAGGTCGCGACTGGCTGAGCGGATCCGGCGCGCGGTTCAAACAGACAATCAAACTCTCGGCGGTCGATCTGCACAACGCCGACGCGAACGTTGAGTCATTCCGATTTTTGGATAAGGTGGTCATCTCTTGCGGCACGCTCTGCCCGAAAGAAACGTATGTCCTGTCCGAACTGACCATTCCGCTGAATAACCCGGCGAGCACCGGTATCGTACTGGGCGATTCTCGGCCTTCGTTGATCGGCGAGGAGATTCGGCAAAACACTTCTGTCAAGAATCGTATCGAGACGATCGAAGCGGATTATACCACGCATGGTGAAATCAAAGAGATCGTGCAGGAGCAAATGACCCAGAACACATCGATCCTGCAATCGGCGCAGCAGATTATCATGACCGCGTTGGAAGACTATGTTCGAACGCAGGACTTCGTTGCGTTACAAAATATGATACAAACCTCATTCTCCATTATGGCGGGGACGATTGAAGCAAATTTCACAGAAACGGCAAGCCGAATCTCGACGCTGAACGGCGAAACGTCGCAGCAGTTCGAGTCGGTGCGAAGCTTTATCCGTATGATTTCCTCCGGCATTGTGATTGGAAAGAGTACGTCGGCGATCAAGCTTAAGCTGGAAAACGATGTGTTGTATTTCTTCTCCGGCAGCGAGGATAGCGTGACCACCGACAGCGCGATGGCCTATTTCTCTTCCGGCAAGTTGTATGTTAACGACGTACAGGTGCTTTCGTCGCTGCGAATTGGCGGTTACGCATGGGTGCCCGAGAGCGGCAACTTGAACTTTAAGAAGATCGCGGGGTGAGGACATGGCGAATTGGCCGTATGAGTCGATTCATGACGGATACACGATCGTAAACGGTTCGCTTTCCGGAACCGCAGCGAGCAAGGTTTCATGCTGGCTGGAGTATAAGGTAGTGTCGCAGTCGGTCGCTAACAACACGACTACCATCCGATTCTATGTGTTTCTGGCGACTTCTGGGAACACTTCGCAATTTGACGTTTACTGCAGCAACATTGACTCAAATTCACGTGGTGCAATGAGTGTATCGGTCGATGGCAGCTCCGTGTATAACCGCATTGGCAGAGGCTACGCGATCTCGCGGATTCCTTACCGCAATGAGTATATCACGCAGTATCAGGAACCGTATGACACGGCATTGGGTTATCAATACCTCATGATCCTGACCGACAATGCCAGCTCAGAAAGCTACGCATACGGCGAATGCACGGTCACCCACAACTCGGATGGAACAAAACAGATCACGTTAGCGTTTACAGCGAACTGCACCTATTCAGCTTCGATCGGATCGGCAAACGGCAGCGTAGTCCTATCGCTGCCCGCGATTCCGCGTATTACCACGCCAATTGTATCCGTAGTCACGCTTGGCAGCGCGGCGACGATCACGCTGACGCCGGCTTCGAGCACGTTTCTGCATACCCTAAGAGCAAGATTTGGAACTCGCGCGGAGATGACGATCGCATCGCAAACCGCTGCAACAAGCATTTCGTGGACGCCGTCGCTCGACGAGGCCAACGCCGCGCCGAATGCGACGAATGTCGCTGGGACGCTCTATTGCGACACATACTCCTATGGGGTTCTTCTCGGCACAACACAGGTCAGCATTAACGCAGCGATTCCGGCAAACGTCGTACCAACCGGCACGCTTTCCTTCTCGGAGTCAGAGGCTGAGCTGGTAACACAGTTTGCGTGTTATGTGCAGCACAAGAGCAAGCTCAACGTCAGCATATCCGCCGCTGGGGTCTACGGCTCGTCGATCTCCACGATCTCGACCACGGTCAACGGGGCGACGTATTCGGGGAACACCTTCACGACGAACGAACTAGCCGCAGTCGGATCGAATACGATCCGCGTAACGGTGACGGACAGCCGGGGACGAACGACCGTGTTGACTGGAACTTTTGAGGCTGTGGCATATGACTCGCCCTCAGTGCAGACCGTTTCAGTCTTTCGGTGCGATGCAGCAGGCAACGCCAGTAACACAGGAACATATGTCATGGTAGCGGTGACTGGTGCGATATCCACTGTAAATAACAAAAACACCCGCGTACTCAAGATTGGGTATAAGCGCAAGAGCGAGGCATATTACGCGGATACGACGTTCACGCTTTCTGCGTATGCGGTCAACGGCAATTATCGCATCGGCGGAAGCCTATCGAACCAGTACACCTATGATATCCGAGTGACGCTCGGCGACTACTTCGGTGAAGCGTACGGGTACACCGACCTGAGCACGGCGGAGGTCATCCTTTCCGTGCGCAGCACCGGCATGGGGCTGGCGGTCGGCAAGGTTGCTGAAGAGGATAGCTTCGATGTCGGTTGGCCGGCGCGGTTTCGAGAGAATGTGCAGTTTGACGCTGCAGTAACATTTTCAAGCGTTCTGTGGTTGGCAAATTTGATCTTTCCAGTCGGCAGCATTCGCATGACGGTTTCCGCCGCGGATGAAAGCGCATTCCTTGGAGGCACATGGGTGCGTTGGGGAACGGGTAGAGTGCCGGTGGGCGTGAATACTTCCGAGACGAACTTCAACTCTGTGGAGAAAACAGGTGGTGCGAACACGCATACGCTGGCGACAGCGGAATTGCCGTCGCACAACCACTCGTTTAGCGGTTCGGTGACGGTGAACGCCAATGGCGCGCATACCCATCAGGCATCGGCGGGTTCGTATAAAGTCGGTAGTGGATCTGCTTCTACTTATTACTATATGACGAATGGAGGAAGCACCAGCGGACAGACGACCGGTTCCGGCGGGTTGCATGACCATACAGGTTCCGTATCCGGCTCGGTTGGCAGCAATGGAAGCGGTGCAGCGCACAACAACCTGCAGCCCTACATCACCTGCTATTTCTGGAAGAGGACAGCATAAAGCCCGGCATATAGCCGGGCTTCATGGATGAATGCGTATTACATGAATCCGAGTTTTTTCGCTTGTTCGAGGTACTTGGGAAGGTCTTCAAGTGAAATTGCGACATCATGCTTTTTTGCAAACGACAGGAATTCCATCATGGATACCTTGCCGTCCGCAACAATAGC